CGAAGACGAGCAGGCTGATGATTGAGCTGTACGGACGAAAGCTCACACCAAAGCAGGCCGCAAATGCGCTTATTGAAGAAGCTCTGGACGTTTTAGAGTTCTGGGAAGGTGATACCTCTGTGGGTCAAGACATTGAGCAAAGAATTACCGCAAGAGAGCGCCAAGCCGTTGATGAACAGGTGGACAGAATTTTGGCGCGAATGCGTAGGTATTTGAACTAGGGGGCGTACCTCCTTGGCAGGCGAGTAGCAGCGTCAGTCTGAGCGCATAAC